TTAGAAGTTAATATAATTTGTTAGTTTTTGTGTTGTTTCTTCTTTTTTACTGTTAGTAATGTGTGTATATGTGTCCATAGTAGTTTTTATATTTGCGTGGCCCATTCTTTCTTGGACTTCTTTGTGATCTGCGCCTGCCTCATATAGCATTGATGCATGTGTATGTCTAAAACCATGTAGACCGATATAAGGTAAGCCGGCACGCTCTCGATATATATTGTATCTTTCTGCTACTGCCTGATTAATTGTGAAATTATTTCCGTCATTGGTGAACAAATAATTAGCTTTGGTAAATCCTAATTGAAATAAGTACTTTCTTTGTTCAAGCTTCCAAAATTTTAATTGTTTTATAGTTTTTTCATCTAAATAAATTATTCGATTTGATTTTTTAGTTTTAGGAGTTTCAGATATATAATATTTGTCTGATCGAGCTACAGTTTTTTTAATGGTCATTTCATTTGTTTTAAAATTAATATTGTCCCAAGTGAGTGCTAATATTTCGCCGATCCTACATCCGCTGAATGCTAATAGTCTAAAGAGTGTATAGTCTCTGTTTTTAAAATATGGATTCTGTTCTTGAGATACTTCATTTAGAAATAATTCCAACTGTTCTTTTGTATATAATTTTAATTTCTTTTCTGTTTTAATTTGTGGCTTTGGAATAATTAAATTTAATGTTGGATTATCAGATGTTAAACCAATATTTATAGCATACTTAAAAACTTTGTTCATATAGTTGATGAAAAGAGGGTATTGCTTTGAAGTTCCTTTTTCACTCCAATCATTTACTACCTTTTGACAATATGCCGTATTGATTTTAGAAAGCTTAATATTTCCAAATTTGGGATATATATGTTTGTTAAAGATTATTTTAGTCCTTGAATATGAACTTTCTTTTACAGTTTTTTTATAGCTTTCTAGCCATAATTCTGCTGCTTCTTTGAAAGTAGTATTTGTACTTGTGGGCATTCCTGTTTTTTGTAATTCTAGTTCTAACCTAGAAAGTGCTGTTTTTGCTTCTTTTTGTGTTCTAAATCCTCTTTTAGTAGTATATTTTTTCTTTCCTGTTAGCGGATCAATACCGAGATAAGTTTTAAAGTACCATGCTTTTTCGCCATTTTTCTTTTTATATTGTTTTATCATTGCCATCAATATTACCCCTATTCAAATTCTAATTCTGCCATGCTATCATTGAAAAATTCGATCAGTCCTTGTTCCTCTATAAATTCAAGCCATATTTCCTTCCCGTTAATTAATGGAACTCCTTTTTCTTTACGAATTGTTTGATACAAGTTAGTCACGACTTGTTTCCACATTTCTAATACAGCTTTATCTATTTTCTTATCATCCCAGCGTTTTTTTGGGGGTCTATTTTTGTTTTTTTCAATTTGATAATTAGTAGCTTTGATGATAAATGTTTCGTATCCGGTTGTGTTTTTTTCTAACCATTCTTTGAATTCTGTATATATCATTTTTGTTCACCTTTCTATTTTTGAACATATGTTCTTTTTCGCTTAAAAAATTTTAGAGAGCTGCATAACAATAGATGCGAGCTTTTAATAATTCTTTCACAAGTGGTTCGAAGCGAACGCTTAAATTGTTATCTTCTATAAATTTCATGTAATTGATATTGTGTGGTTCTAATTCAGACTTTGCAATATATCTATCTAATAATTTTTCAATCATGAAGCGATCAGCCTCATATTCCATTTTTGAATGGAGAGAGAATGCTAAGTTATATAAAAAATAATTATCATGATGTTTAGAAGCGTGTCCTAATTCATGTAATAAGGTTCTTTGTCTTCTATACTTAGATAAATTAGCTTTTATTACTATGGTATTCATACAAGCAACATAATGGCCATCGGCATCAAGGTTTTCACGCTCTTCTACCTTAACGCCGAGTTCATTAATTATCATTTCAATTTGACTGTCCAAATGACTCACCTACTTATTTAGTTATCTTTTTTCTCTAAATATGCTTCAATCATAGCTGATAGTATTTCCCTATCATTATCGGTGAGCGATTTTCCGTCGCTACTCATAACAGATGCTAAAGCTTCTTCCACGGTTAGTTTTCTTTCCTCTGGTGCAACTCCCGCGTTAGGATCATCTGTGCGTCCTAGCAAATAATCTGTTGAAACATGGAAATAGTCAGCAACTGCATTTAGTTTATCAATGGATGGCTTACTCTTTTTCCACGCATAAAGTGAATTTTTACTAAAATTAAGTTTTTCTTCCAATTCGACAATAGATATTTTGCGTTTATCTGCTAACATTTTTACTCTCTCAAATGTTGTCATAATAATGATTCTCCGATCATGCCTAAAACACATCTTAAAAACTTTGTAGATAATCGTTGACATCTACAAAACTTTATAGTAATATATGTTCGTAAGCTAATTTAATAAGCTAACAAGCAATAAGAAAGACACCTAATAAAGTAAACAAATTCAAGGTCGGGAAACTTAGAATGTTAATTTATAGGGTAATTCTGTGCTTATTTAACTATGCACTTATTCTACAAAATTTTGTAGAAACTGTCAACAAAATTAGCTAATTTTATTAGCTTACAAATTTAAATAGAGGGAGAGGAAAAAAATGGAATCAGGAAAGAAATTAGAAGCAAATGATTTAGATATTGAAAATAGACAAAAACTTCAATTGCTTGAAATGTATGAAAGAGCTTTTGATGGCCCAGAACAGCAATTAAGTTTAACTGCTGTTACTACATTTAATCATTTGGCAGATAAATACAAAAAAGAGGAAATCTGCGTAATTGCAGAAATCCTCAAAGCGTTAGCTACAGCCCCAATTGTTTTGCACGTTTGATTTTTTCTTGGACAGAAGGCTCATTTTGTTTCGCTTCATTCAGGGCGACATTATTCTCGTTGGAAGCGTATGTGTATGCTTCTTTGAATAACTTGAATTTTTCTTGAACGGTTAATTTTGAATCTGAAGAAGAGACAACAGCTAAAGCAAACTCTTTTGGATCAACTAACATTTTTTCACCACCTTAAATTATTTCAGTAGACCACTTACTGATAAGAGAATTATATCAAAGAAAGGAATGAGCAAAAATGAACACACCGCAAATTTTTAACTTTGAACAACATGAAGTAAGAACAGTAACAATACATGATGAACCATTTTTTGTTGGAAAAGATGTGGCTAAAGTTCTAGGGTACCAAAATGGTAGTAGAGATATTAACAGACACGTCGATGTAGAAGATCGGCAAAACTACCAAAACGGTACTTTTGAATCGCCTAGAGGGTTAACTATTATTAACGAATCAGGTTTGTACTCCTTAATTTTAGGAAGCAAACAACCAAATGCTAAGAAATTTAAACGTTGGGTGACTAGCGAAGTGTTGCCAGCAATTAGAAAACATGGAGGTTATCTAACTCCAGAAAAAGTAGAAGAAGCTTTGCTTAATCCAGATACAATCATTCAATTAGCAACTAAATTGAAAGAAGAACGTACTGGAAGACTAATCGCAGAACAAAAGATTGCAGAATACGAACCCAAAATCTCATATTTAGATAGCATATTATCTTCTACAGATTCAGTAACAATTAGTCAGATTGCAGCAGATTACGGGATGTCTCCACAACAGATGAACAAACTACTTCATAAACTAGGTATTCAGAAAAAAGTAGGCAACCAATGGTTATTATGCAAGAAACATATGAGACAAGGATATACAAAATCTCATACAACTGAGATTCCGAAATCTGATGGTGGAACAAAAGTTGTGATGAATACAAAATGGACTCAAAAAGGACGTTTGTTCATTTATGAGTCGCTAAAAAAAGAAGGATATATTCCAGAAATTGATCTATTAGAGGAGAGATAGTTATGTCGCAGGACTTCATTTTAAAAGTGCGTGTGGCGCTAGCTACGCATAACAAGAGTCAAGCTTGGTTAGCTGAAAAGATTAATATTTCAACAGCTTATATGTCGGATATTATGAATGGACGTAGAAAGCCAGATAAACAAATCAAGCCAATTGAAGCAGTATTAGCAGAATTAGAAAAGGAGAAAAAACATGCAAATAACAATTCCAGATAATTTAGTAGTTTCCGAATTAACTACACAGATCACGAATGCAGTGCTTAATTCTTTGGAAGAACGATTACACCTTATGAATAAATCAGTGGAGCTTCCTCCATATCCAAACAAATCAGAGGTAAAAAAAGTTTTAGGCATTGGTGATGACAAATTAACACATTGGATAAACCTAGGCTTAAAAACACAGCAGTGGAGCAAGTTAGACATCAGAATTGAACGATCGGAACTCCAAAGATTTTTGAAAGAAAACTTTGAGTTCTAAAGGCAAAGGAGAATGATTTTATGTCCTACACATTGCAACAAGAACATCAAATTCCAACGCAGGAAACAATTACAAGATGACCGTGTAGCGCTTAGAAAAGCCGATGAGCTATCAGATAGACAAGCTGAACTAATTGCTTCTGAACTTGAGGATTTGAGAATGCTAGAAATAAAAAATAGGGAGATTAGATTGTGAAGAAGACAGACACACTTTTTATAGGATTCATTTTGGGGTTATTAGTGATTGTAGCGCACCAAAGTATTATCGGGGGAAGCTTGTTCGCAGCATTGATGGTTTTAATCAATCTGCTTGATTCAAAAGAAAGGAGCAACTATGGCACGAGAAGAAGCGCTAAAAATCGGTAAAGTAATTGCTGATAATTGGTGGGCAAATAGCCGTCCTATTATTTTAAGCAAGCAACATATCGAAAAGCAAAAAGCATGGCAACAAATAAAAAAGTGACTCCGCCGGCAAGCAAAGAGTCACAAAGAAAACACATCATAAGGAGATGTTACCACATGGAAAAAGAACTTTCCACTCTAGATCAATATTTGACTGATCCTAGTTGGGGCAAATCGAATATCAAGGAAACAAATAATCGAAAAATCAGACGTAATCTTCTGACAGATGAAGAACTAGCATGTGATCAAGACGATTTGGGAAATTTTGTTAGTATTTGGGATCATGTCTATCTTATCCATTTATCGAGGAAGTCCAGAAAACCTGAATATATCTATGTCATCGAAGATGGCTTGATTGATGCGCTAGAAGAGTATGACAGAGATAACTTGATTGATATCTCTTATTACGGACCAGGTAAGAAATACATTGCTGAAATGGAGGCAGAATTTGATGAAGACGAGTGAAACAACAGAAGAAATTTTTGCGGCATTAGCTATTTTTCGAAAACAGTTAAAACAGCCTTTAAAAGATGCGAAAAATCCTTTTTTCAAATCAAAGTATGTGCCACTAGAAAATATTGTTGAAGTAATTGACGAAGCTATTGCTGACACTGGCTTATCTTACGCTCAAGAGGCGACGAGTAGCGGTAATAGCGTTCAAGTAGCTACTTACATTTTTCACCAATCAGGAGAATTTATTCAATTTGAACCGTTGGCTTTACCAGCTACAAAAGCAGATGCGCAAGGTTTTGGATCGGCCGTAACTTACGCCAAGCGTTATGCCTTAGCTGCAGTCTTTGGTGTGACAAGCGACGAGGATGATGACGGCAACAAAGCTGCTGACACAGCGCCTAAAATTATATCTAAGAAAGAGCAGACTATCTTAACAGCTTTAATTGATGACTTCGCCCAGTCGATGAATTTGGATTTCGCAAAAACTTGGAGGACGATTCAAAAAAGGACAAATATTTTCGATGACTTGAATAGACTAACGCAAGAACAGTCTGCTGCTATCAAGCATTTTATCAATGACAATAAGAAGTGATATGAATGTTTAAACCGTTAATAGACTCATACTCGGCGGTACTAAGAAGATTCAAAGGCAACCAGATAGTGGCAAGAATCAATGAAGAAGTGAATATCGAGCGATTGAAGACGATGTATGACGGGTATGATGGCGATCGAATCATTGAAATTCGTTTTATTGATCCACGTCGGTTCACCGCACAGCAACGAAACTTCATCTATGCACTCATAGGCGATATTTTCATCGATACAGGCATGCCAACGGACTTCTGTAAGGAATTCTTTTACTTCCGCTTTGAAGGTGTCACAGGGCGCAAAATAAGCCTCAAAGATGAATCGAATACGACTGTGAGTGATGCTAACGTCTTAGCAAATATCATCTTAGATTTCATCTTTGAACATCATATTCCTTTCAAAGAAGGCTATGAGATTTTACCAGCGAATCAAGAATATTACTTCTACAAATGCATCACAAAAAGAGTCTGCTGCATCTGTGGCAAAACAGGAGCTGACATCGATCACTTTGACAAAGCGCTAGGAAGACGAAAGCGCAAAGAAGTTGATCATTCAGAGTACACATTTGCAGCACTCTGCAGAATCCATCACACAGAGAAGCACAAGATAGGTGTGATCAATTTCAAAAATAAGTATCAAATCAAAGGGATCAAGTTAAATCAGGAGACAATCAAGAAATTAAGAATCGGAGGATAAAAAGTGGACCACAGAAGTTATTACGCCATCATACCTGCAAATGTTAGATATGACGATTCTTTGATACCTAGTGCAAAACTTCTTTATGGAGAAATCACAGCTCTATGTAATGAGAAAGGTTATTGCTGGGCTAGCAATGAGTACTTTGCCAATCAATATAAAGTAAGCAAACCAACCATTCAGAATTGGCTAAAGTCACTTGAAGAAAAGGGCTATATCTATAGAGAAGTTAAGTACAAAGTGGGTAGTAAAGAAATCGAGGCTAGGTATATAAGAATTCTTGGTGGGGGTCACCAAGAAAATTTGGTGAGGGGTCACCAAGAAATCTATCAAGATAATAATACATCTATTAATAATACATTTAATAATACAAAAGAATATATAAGAGAGTTACCGCCTTCGAAAAAATCGAAGGCTAAGCCCATCCGTCATAAATACGGAGAGTATAAAAATGTTCTTTTGTCAGATGAGCAGATGGAGAAACTCAAAACAGAATTCCCTAATGATTACCAAGAGCGAATCGAACGACTGTCAGAGTATTGTGAATCATCTGGTAAGACTTATAAAAACTATTTGGCAACTATTCGAAGTTGGGCAAGGAAAGAAAAAAGTGAACCTAAGAACGCAAGCAGTGGATACAAGCGCACAGGAAGACGAGAGAAGCTTCCTGAATGGGCAATCGACCAAGAAGCCTATCTCAAGAAAAAAGCGCTAGAACGAGCTAATAGACAATCAAAAGCACCATTTTAAGAGGTGGAAAATTGAAAATCGATTATCTAGAACTAATTAATGAAATATCGAACTATAAAAAGGGCGAGGAAATAGACATCCTGAGAGACGTGTATGAACAGCTTGAAGAAGCTGGAATCGAAGGGATTAAGAATGATCGTTCGAGTTGGAGTAAACTCAGATACTATTTTGCACTCTATATCGATACAACACAATTAAGAAATTTAGCATATACCAAATTACTATTTGTTGATTGTGTTAAAGGCTTGCAAAAACATCTTAATGAACTTGAGCAGGTGTAAACAAGATGGACCTAAAGACATTTACAGCACAGATCGAATTAATGCATCAAGAAGCTTTAAGACAAAGTGTGTCTTACGAAGACAAGTGGCTCAACACGTTCCACGGCGGACGTGAGAGCGCACTTGATCAAGTACTCAAATTACTGAAAGGAGAATGTCGGGATGGATAAGAAAGCGGCAATGCAGCGAATTATCGAATTGACTTATTCAGAAGATTGGCAAAATGACAAAGAAGCTGCTTCAGAAGTGATGAGGCTTGGAAGAGCGATGTGGGCAGACAAGAGCAACAAGCCAAGACCACGAAAAATCGCAATTTGGCACGGTGACAAACTTCTAGTGATAGGGACAGCTGAACAGTTAGCAAGTCTCACAGGCTTGCACGAGAAAATCGTGAGGAAAAGAGCAAGGTGTGGCTACACAGACGCTAAGAAGAGAACGTTTAGATACGTGGAGGAATCATCATGACAACAGAAGAAGTGATTCAAATGCGTATTCGAAGCCTTCAGCGTGAGATTGACGATCTGGAACGGACAAAGGCAGTGATGGTCAATGAAACGGCGAGAAAGGCAATCGATTTGCACATAGAGAACTTAAGAAGGGAAATTTGTAGATTGGAGGAATGAGCGTGGATAAGAAAGCGGCTTGGCGTAATAGAGATATATGCCGATGATTTTCCAAATTTATGGTTGAAGGAGATGGATTGATTGATCGTTTGGGCGCTATTTGATAGTGGCAACGGATGTTATGCTCAAGCAGCGAAGAAGTTTCCGGATATTGAACTGTACAGTGTGGGATTAGATATAGAGAACAAGCACGACCATTTCATCCCACTCAATTTAGCAGATTATTCTAGACTGTTTGGAAATACAACGTTGTTCGACACTTTAGACGAATTGCCAAAACCAGATGTCATATTAGCTAGTCCACCGTGCGAATCGTGGTCCGTAGCTAGCGCCATGAAAGGCGGTAATGCTTCCTGGAAACAAGAACAAGGTGATGGATTATTTGAGCCACAGATTCCGTTATCCAGGTTTACGGTAAGAGACTATGCAGATTACAGTGCATATCAGTTTAAGCCGGAAAAATCTTTGATAAATCGTATTAATGGAGAGCTTTGTACATTTAATACCATTCAGATTATCAAGAGGTATCAGCCTAGAATTTACGTGATCGAGAATCCGGCAAGCAGTCGGATGTGGGAATATATTGAACGCGTTTTAGGATTTTACATTCCTTTTGATAATCTGACTTACTACAACAATTATGACTATCCAATTAGCAAAGCAACAAAATTTAAAAGTAATATCCAGTTGGATTTAAAGAAGCAAAAGATTAGAAATGACGTGAAGTTTAATGAGTTTAGTAGAAATTACAACGAACGTTCAAATATTCCGTTGAAATTAGTAGCAACAATATTTGAACAATTAGAGGATCGGTTACAGGTGATATGAGGGAGGAACAGGAGGAAGCGGATGAATAGAAATGATGTTACTAACAGTTTAAGCGATTTAGTCAGAAAAAGATTAACAAATAATTGTGATTTTTGGTCGGAAGAAGTAGAGCTAGACTTTGGAAAAGCGAGAGTCGATTTTGTTGGATTTAAACCATTCAATATTTTACAAAACGGAATGTGTTCTGCATCAATTGATAAAGGTACTTTCAGTTTTTATGAAGTGAAATCTTGTTTGGCTGATTTCAATTCTGGACATGGCAAGAATTTTTTAGGCGATGAAAACTATCTAGTATGTGAAAGAGACTTAACAGACGACTTATTCCAAAAAAGTCTTTTGCCAAATGGAGTCAAAGTCCTTGTACCAAACAAACCAAGAACAGCATTAGTTGTGGCTTTTGATTTATCAAGTAGTTTTGGAACATGGTCGAGACGAACTAAATCTTCAAGTGAGCTGTTGTGGAATATGATCAGTGCAAGAAAGAGTAATAAAGTGGATCAAATGGAGGTCGTAACAGAATGAAGCACAAAATAGCATTTTATCTGTTCGATTACAAAGATGGTTTGTTTAAGAAAGTTTATTTTCATCACTGGAATGATAGCAAACCTGTTTTTACAAAAAACAAGAGGAGAGCTCAGGAGTATTTTGATAAAAGATCAGCAAACAAAGATATAGCGCAGTTAAGAAAAGTAGAATCACCATCTGCGAAAACATTATCTATAAAATTGGAGGAAGCATAATGAAACGTGAAATACCACTAAGCGAAGCAGACGTCCAGTCAATTATTAACGGTCGGGAGGTTAATAAAAAACTTCCTGATGGTACTGAATTAGTCATCAGACAAAGTTATTTGAAAGATATGGCAGCTCCAGTATTAATTGATCGTTTTAACGTGACTGATTCTGTGGTAGAGAACCACTTAAAAGAATTTCGATCAAGTATAGACAACACTTTCAGATTAGGGAGTTGATTGAAAATGAACAACAGGCACCGCAGAATAACAAAACTAAGAAAACAGGAACTGTATGTACTAAAGGCAAAGTTTGAAAAAGAATACGGAGTTTCAGTAGAAGAAGCATATAAAGTAGTAAGTCAGTGTGTTGCTGATGCGAGTGAGACTATTCGTAAGTTTGGGATTTCGATATTAAATGATGATCGTAAATGGGAGGCAGAAAGATGAAACTAAAAGACGGATTTTACGCTAGTAGTCACGGCATCGGCGGTTTAATGCTAGATATGCCGACAAAGAACCCTAAAACACGTAAGAAACCAAAATTCAAAGTCGGTGACATGGTTCGCTGCGAAGCAGAAGGATTCATCTATCCATTTCGTGGATATGTAGAACGCGTCTATAATCACTCAGCAATCATTCGCATTGAAAACACGATGGAATGTGATAAGTGGTTAGCGAAAAGCAAAGAGAATTTAGCTGTAGCGAGATTGGTGGATATGGAGGTTATAAACAATGGAATTTAAAATCTTTGAAGAGGACACACGCTATGAATTAGAAGAAAAATTAAATGAATTTGCAAAGAATAATGAAATTCAGCATATATCTTTAGCAACTTCTAAGAGAGGTTGTGCAAATTACTATGCAGCTGTTGTGAGCTATGTAAGTCGAGAAGTGTAACTCGGCAAATAAAAAAGCCGGATCGCTCCGACTGATGTAATAAATCCGACAAGTTTATTATATCACAGGAGGCAGCTATGGAGTTAAAAGGAATTGAGTTAAGTGACATCGAAAAAATGCAAGGAGATCATTGTGCAATCATCATTTCAAACGGGCAAATGAAAAGTGTAAAGCTTCCTTCGTTTGGAACAATAGTCATAGAATCCCATTGCAATAAAGTCAAGCAAGTTAAAGAAGAAGTGAAACAATTATTTTAAATATCGTCCTACCAGAAAACTGGCGGACACAAGTTGACAAGAACTTTCTTGTTGATTTGTGTCCGCTTTTTTGTTTGCGAAATTATTGAGGAGGCTATCTATATGAATGATTTAATTCAGGAATACAAGAATGACTTGAAAATGTTGAAAAAGCAACATCAAAAAATCTTAAATAAACGATATCGCACACCTGTCAAAGAACATGGGAGAGTGATACATAAATTAATTGATGATCGTTCTCCTCAAGACATAGCAGATCAAAAAGTAATAGCAGAAGCTATCTCTACTACAGAGTACGCTTTATTCTGGTTAGAAACAGGCAGAGAGAAGCCTTTCGATGATGAGCAAGCCAAGAAGATACCAAAGCATAGAAGAGCCGTTAAACTGGCAGATATAGATGTTATGAGCTATCAAGTTTATTTACAGGAAGTAGAAAAGCCAGCGGAAGAGACGATTTCTCCGAAGAAAAAAGAGATGTTGCTCCAAGTGACGGAGATAGAATCTTTGCTTTCTAATAAAGAACTGACATTATTTCATTTAATTAATAAAGATTTATGTACTTATGGAGAAGCAGCAGAACAAATGAATCTAGCTGTGGGTACTGTTAAATCTATGTCACAGCGAATTAAAAATAAGATCGACAATTATTTTGAATATGGTCATCAAATCAATCTATTTGAAATTTGCTCAAACTTGTAAACCATTCCCACCTATAAGTGAAGACAATTAATAGATTAGACACTCACAAGTTTATTCATTCTTTTATTCTGAATAATTGTTCTTCAAAAATAAAACGCAAGGGAGGAAATCTCCCTCATCGTTTAATTAAGCTTCGATAGACAGCAGCGGAAATATTAAGAATAAGGATGTGAATTTAAACTCCTTCTAAATTGTTCTTATTATCTATCATCCGTTGCTGTCTATTGTTTTTTTAATTATTCACACGATAACTAAAGGTAAGTGAAGAGAAATGATTCCATTAATAATTTCAATTTTTGCGCTCTGTCTTAATGTCTATATGATTGGATTTAAAAATGGGCAAAATAAAAAATAGTAGCAGCCAAGAATAATTTTATAGTGTCACTGTGGCGGAAAGGGTAGACGCTTAAAAATAAGGTCAATACGTCGAGGGATAGCCTTAACGTTTTATGATTTGACCGTGCAATGTTCGATTCATTGCCAGTGACTTTAGCAACTGAGGGTTGGAAATGGGCGCTCAAAGTACACGAGCAAGGCGAGGTCGATAGTAATCGATGGAATCGGTGTAGGTTGCTTGATAGAGCTATAACTGCATCTCGTTTATGAGGTGTAGGTTAGGAGAGAAACATTAGTTGGGGTTATTAGGAATACGATAACCTGCTTGCGACAAAGCTTTGTACTGTCGCGTTGGTCATGAACAGAGACGGTATTCTGTTTCAGTATTCGTTAGCAACCGAGGGATGTGGCAGTGGTGAGGTGCAGGAAGTATCAGACTTGTCTGTGTGTAGGTTGCTATTACATATTAGATCACTCTTTGAGTGGTCTTTTTATATTGAAAGGAGTTTTATCTATGAATGAAAACCAATTAAGAGAGTTATTTAAAACGAATGAAGCAAACAAAACAATGGAGGCGACATTCTACGAAACTCAAAAAAGCTTAGCGTTAATCGCAAAACAAGCTAAGTATTTCTACGATCAGCTTATTCTGCAAGGATTTAATGAAGGACAGGCTATGGAATTTATGATGCGAACCTTTTCTGCCAGTAACCAACAGAAAGAGTGATACGTAATGAGAAACTACTGGTATGTATCACTAACAAATAAATACCCGCAACCAAACGCAGATGATCCAATTAGAGTTGTCCAGTCAGTCCAGATTAAAAAGAAGTACTCCATCATTGAAATGACCAGGGAAGCCACACCAAAAGAGGTTGATAAGTACAATCTTCGTTACTGTGGCCATGGATATTTTAGTGAGCAGAACATACAGACAAATATAAAAAAATATCATTAACATATAACAAAGGTGGTGATGGAAAATGAGTAAGTTGAATCCTAAGCAACAAGCCTTTGTTGATGAGTACATCATCACAGGCAATGCTTATCAGTCAGCGCTGAAAGCTGGCTATAAAGAAAACTACGCTAAGAACGCACAAGAAAAATTGGTGGAAAAAGGTGGAAAAGTATCCGACTACATTCAAGAGAAGCTAAAAGAAGTTCAAACTAAGAGGCATTTAACAATGGAAGAAGCTTTGGCTATTACTGCTTCTATTGCAAAAGGAGAACCACAACGCTTTGAAGTTGTTAAGAGAGATCCTTATACAAACGAAATCATAGAACGTGAAGTGAGTGAATATTCAGCAGGTTTCAAAGAACGTAACCAAGCACTTGAGCATTATTATAAAATAAACGCAGCATTTGTAGATAAGCAGAAAGTTGAAATTTCTGAAATACCTACTTTCATTGATGATATAAGTAGTGATGATGATGGCTAAAAAACTATCTGAATTTCTTCCGCCGAAGTTTCATTCAGTATGGAGAGCAACTTTAAATCAAGATATTCTTAATATAGTTTGTAAAGGTGGCCGGGGTTCGGGAAAATCATCAGATATAGCGCATATCGTTACTCAGTTACTTATGAGATATGCAGTGAATGCTGTAGGTATACGTTATGTTGATAATACACTTGAGCAATCTATTTACGAACAAATGAAATGGGCAATTGAGAAGCAGGGAGTATCGCGCCTATTTAAGTTTAATAAGTCACCACTTAAAATTACTTATCTTCCAAGAGGGAATTATATGATATTTCGTGGTGCTCAAAACCCAGAACGAATCAAGTCTTTAAAAGATAGCAAGTTCCCATTTGCTATAGGTTGGATTGAAGAATTAGCAGAATTTAAAACAGAAGATGAAGTCACGACTATCACGAACTCCCTTTTACGTGGAGAATTAGATGATGGTCTTTTTTATAAGTTTTTTTACAGCTACAATCCACCTAAGAGAAAACAATCTTGGGTAAATAAAAAATATGAGACTTCTTTTCAACCAGACAACACTTTTATTCATCACTCGACCTATCGGGATAATCCATTCATCTCTAAGGAATTTCTGAAAGAAGTTGAGGCAACTAGAGCAAGGAACCCAAGAAGGGCTGAGTGGGAATATGATGGTAAAGCTGTGGGGTCAGGAGTTGTACCTTTTGATAATCTACAAGTTAAGAAAGGTTCTATTACAGATGAAATGATCTCTAACTTTGATAACATCCGCAACGGTTTGGACTATGGATATGCAACGGATCCTTTAGCGTTCGTCAGATGGCATTATGACAAAAAGAAAAACGGTATTTATGCAATCGATGAAATTTACGGCGTGAAGATCAGCAATAGAGAATTTGCAAACAAAGCTAAATCTAAAGGTTACCAAAATGAGGAGATATTTTCAGATAGCGCAGAGCCAAAGAGTAATGCTGAATTAGTTAATGAACATGGCATGAAAGGAATAAAAGGCGTGAAAAAAGGACCTGATTCTGTTGAGTACGGTGAACAGTGGCTAGATGATTTGGCTTTTATTTGTATTGATCCACTACGCACTCCGAATATTGCTAAGGAATTCGAGAACATCGACTATCAAACAGATCGTGATGGAAATCCTAAGCCAAGGTTAGAGGATAAAGATAACCATACGATTGATGCGACAAGATACGCCTTCAACGAAGACATGTGGGCCAAGAAGAAATCAACCGTTACTAAAGAGCAGCGGAACAAAATCAGAAGAATGTTTTAAGGAGTGTGAGAAATGGATAAGGTAAACGAATTTGAATACGGTGCTGATATACATTATTCGAACGACGTAAACACAAATTATGTAAAGTTTAGCGTAGACTCAAATCTTCACTATAGATTTAGCTCAGCAGAAGATTTACTAAACGATTCAGATACTTTAGCAGCAATGATAAAACATCATCATGAATATCAGGTAAAGCGGCTTAGTGTATTAGATGATTATTACAAAGCTAGAAATACAAATATCATGGATAACCGTAGACGTAGAGAAAAGGAAAAAGCGGATCATCGATCAGCACATAACTTTGGAAAAGTTCTTTGTACGTTTGATGTTGGGTACAACACAGGCAATCCTATAAAAGTGCAAATCGAGGACACAAATCAACAAAAAGAAATCGAAGAGTTTAATACTAATAATGACATAGATGGGTTAAATGCTGAACTCTGGCTTGATATGGATAAGTATGGGAGAGCCTATGAGATTATCTATCGAGATTCAGATGATACAGATTATGTTGATTTGGCTAATGTATTTGAAACGTTTGTTGTATATGATACTACAGTAAAACGAGAGCCTATTTTGGCTGTACGGTATCCTAAGACAAGATTCAACAAGGATGCTGATAAACAGTACATTCAACCAATCGTATACACAAAAGAAAAAAGTATCACTTATGATGAGACGACGCTAACAGCAATTGAGTTAAAGAATCCTCAAGATGAACTGCATGAATATAAAGAGGTACCTATTACAGAGTATTCTCCTAATCGTTTCCGAATGGGCTTGTATGAAGATGTGCTATCCTTGATTGATCTATATGATGCAGGGCAGTCTGATACCGCCAACTATATGACTGATCTAAACGATGCTCTTCTAGTTATTAGTGGTGATATTGAAGCAGCAGGACTATCCACAGAGGACGCCATCAAGCAGAAAGAAGCGAATATGCTTTTGCTTGAGTCTGGAACTGATGTGAACGGTAATAAAACAAGTGTGACTGCAGGATATATTTACAAACAATATGATGTGAACGGTGTAGAAGCATACAAAGACAGAGTACGCAAGGATATCCACGAAATATCCATGGTTCCTGATCTTACTGATGACAATTTTTCCGGAGTGCAATCGGGAGAAGCAATGAAATATAAATTATTTGGATTTGAACAAATGACGGCAACAAAGCAAAGGCTATTCAAAAAAGGCCTTATGCGGCGTTACCGTCTTTTATTTAGCCTAAAATCAAGTATTGCTGAAATGGATAACTCCGATTTGAAAGGCTTACGAGTAATATTTACACCTAATCTACCTAAAGCCATTCTGGAAGAGCTGAAATCTTTGGTTGATGCTGGAGCTGAACTCAGTCAAGAGACGATCTTAGGACTCGCTTCTTTTGTTCCAGATGTACAGGCAGAGTTGAAACGAGTAAATAAAGAAACGCAAAAGCAGATTGGCATTTTTGATTCAGATGGTGAAGAAGTAATTAACAACAAAAAAGATGAAACAGGGGAGTGATTAAATGAACTCCCAAGAATATTGGATCAAACGGGAAAAGGAATGGCAAAAGCAACAAATTAAAGATGATAAAAAGCGCATGGCAGAAATTAAAAGTCGCATGCAATACGCACAAGATGCGATACAAAAAGAAATAGACGCGCAGTGGGACAGTTTCTCCAATGGTCAGAAAATCACTCGTAGTGAAGCGATGAAGCGTGCTAGCGAAATGGATGTAAAAGCATTTGCTCGCAAGGCTAAGAAGTATGTTAAAGAGAAAGACTTTTCACCTACAGCAAACAAGGAATTGAAACTATACAACCTTACAATGCGTGTCAATCGCTTGGAATTACTAAAGGCGAATATAGGACTCGAATTGATTGCTACGTTCGATGATTTGGACAAATATTTTTCAAACGAACTAACTAAAGCCGGATTAAAAGAATTACAACGTCAAGCTGGCATTTTGGATATGACTATTTCTAAGAGCGATTACGGCAAGCGTGTTGAGCAAGTATTGAACAGTTCGTTTAAAGCAGAGGGGTTTGCTACATTCAGCGATAATTTGTGGATGTACCAAGCAGAGTTGAAAGCAGATTTGGATAAGTTGCTTGTCCGTAGCGTGACGATGGGGCGCAACCCTAAGCAATTAGCACCAGAACTGGCTAAATACCTCACTCAAGAGGGCAGGGAGAACGCTAAGTTTAATGCACAACGGTTGATGGTAACAGAGACCACAAGAGTGCAGACAGGGATTCAAGAGCAAAGCTATCGGGATGCCGAAATAGATCAATATGTTTATATAGCCGAACCAACAGCGTGCAAGCTATGCATACCGTTAAATAATCAAGCTTTTGATGTTGCCGATATGCAGCCAGGAAGTAACGCTCCTAATATGCATCCATTTTGTCGATGCAGTACAGCACCTTATATAGAACGAATATCAAGTCGTTAATACAAATTAACGGCTTTTTATTGTGCCTTCTTACAGCTTACAGGCGTTAAAGAGAAAGCTATTTTTCGGCTGACCGGCGTAACTGGTCAAATTTATCGGGTAGCGGCGTAACCGTGGAGGATTAATCATGAAAAAACGTTTATTTATGCCAATGAACTTACAATTTTTTTCTGAACCAGGAGATGGTGGATCTGGTGATGAGGGACAACAAGGAAACCTACCAGCTGGCTCACAAGAGACACCGACCGAAGCAAAAGAAGAAAACAATACTGGCAAAACATTTTCTCGTGATGAAGTAGCGAAAATGATCGCTGCTGAGACGAATAAAGCAAAAGCAGCGTGGGAAAAAGAACTAGAAGCAAAAAAAGAAGAAGCTAAAAAGCTGGCAAAAATGAATGCGGAAGAAAAACTACAGCATGAGTTGGAACAAAAAGAAGCTGAAATCGCTGAATTAAAGCGTGGACAGGCACTATCTGAAATGACGAAAGAAGCTTCTAAAATGCTGACAGATGCAAATTTACCACACGATGATGATTTACTTGGTCTGATTGTTTCTGATGATGCAGATGCCACAAAACAAGCTGTAGCAGTCATCACTAACTTTGCTTCTTTGATTAAGAGAGAAAACGCAAGACAAACACCACCAAATGAAGGTGGACAATTTACAGCATCGAAAAATACTAAAGAAACAGTGGCTAAACTAGCTGCTAAAAATCGAATTATCAAATAGGAGGAATAAACAATATGGCACAAACATGGAATCCAGATAACGTAACAGTTTATGAAACTAAAGAGGGTAAAATCCCTGACAAGTATAATACTTTGATTATCAACGACATCATGGAAAACTCGAAAGTAATGCAATTGGCAAAATACGAAGAAATGACAGATAAAGAAAAGAAATTTGAATACTTTGCTGAAGGTCCTGGCGCATACTGGGTTGGTGAAGGTGAGAAGATTCAAACATCTAAACCTAAATGGTTGCAAGCGACAATGGTAGCTAAAAAGCTAGGCGTGATTATTCCTGTGTCTCGTGAATACTTGCACTACAAAATGTCAGATTTCTTCACTGTTATGCAACCTAAAATTGCTGAAGCTTTCTACAAAAAGTTTGATGCGGCTGCATTACTAAACACTGACAATCCGTTTCCACAGTCTTTAGAAGAATCTGTCGTTGCAGCGGCTAATGTTATCAAAGGTCCTTTGACTTATGACAACATTTTGGCATTAGAAGATGCTTTAGGCAAAAATGAATTTGAACCAAATGCGTTCATCTCAAATCGTAAAAACCGCACAGAATTGCGTTCTGCCGCTCAAACAGTCGGTACAAACGTTGAATTTATCTATGACCGCTCAGCAAATACAATTGATGGTCTTCCTGTGGTTGACTTGAAAGCATTGGGCAAAGGTGAATTGTATGCTGGTGACTTTAACTACATGTTCTACGGAATCCCATACAACATCTCGTTCAAGATTTCAGAAGATGCGCAATTATCTACGCTTAAAAACGAAGATGGCACTCCTGTAAACTTGTTTGAACAAGAGCTGGTTGCGTTGCGTGCAACAATGGATGTCGGCTTTATGATCGTCAAAGATGCTGCGTTCGGTAAAATTGAACCGGCGGGGGAGTAACAATCCCCGTTATAGGCGTTACTGTAACGCCTAAAACCTCAAGCGCAGTTGCGGGGACTGCTGGCAATAGACAATTAACAGCCACCGTTGCGCCACAAAACGCAACAAATAAAACAGTGACGTATTCAATTGCGCCAGTAACAAGCGGATTGACGGTTTCTTCTAGCGGTAATATCACTTGGACTGACACAGTACCAGCCGGTAAATACACGACAACAATAAAAACGGAAGATGGATCACACACAGATACTCACGTTTTGACACTGACTGAGCCGTAGGAAGGATAGGTGCGAATGGTAATTAAAGATGACGTTAAGAAGCTTCTAAGCGGTTCTACAGATGATAAGCTAGAAGTTATCGAGAGACGAACTAGAGAGCGCTTAGCGTCATTGCTAGGCGTTTCTGTTATACCAGATTCATTAGAGTACATTGTTTTCGATGTAACCAACAAACGTTTCAACCGAGTTGGACAGGAAGGGATGTCCTCATACTCTCAAGAAGGTTTATCTATGGCTTTTCCTGATTCGGATTTTTCAGAGTATCAAAATGAGATTGACGAATTTAAGCGTAAAGATCAGGAAGAGTTGTACAAGCCAAAGCGAGGGAGGTTTAAATTTATATGAGATTTACAGATGAAATTATATTTGTTAAACGTTCATCTGACTCTAAATATGATCCAGATCTCGGTGAGTGGGTTGAAGGCAAACCAGAAAGAACAAGAACAGAGGCAAACGTGACAGATATTGGCACTGATAGAAGTGTGACTATTTTTGGTAGTGTGGAAGAAGGGGCGAAGGTCATTAGGACGCAGCCTCTTTTTTCTATCCCTACATTTGACTATATCGAGATTGAAGGAAAGACTTGGCAACAAAAAACAGCTAGAAATCCAGCATATAGAAATAGTTTAATTGTGCAAGAGGTGGTTCTTGATGAAGGCACAACTTGAATATAAAGGAATCGATCAGCTGATGCGACATCTGAAAAAAGCAGCAACGCTTAATGACGTTCAAAAAGTCGTGAAAAGTAATACTGCTGAAATGACTGAACGAATGCAAAAAGGTGCGCCAGTGGATACAGGTTACTTACGAAGATCAATAAACATGAATCTTTTAGAAGCTGGTTTAACTGGTATTGTAGGACCGACAGCAGAGTACGCGCCTTGTTAAGATAGGGCGGACGTATGGTAACATACGGTTTGGAATCGACCAAAATCGGTAAAAATCTTATTATAACAACGCGCAATCGAACTTGGAACATGGTATAATTAGCTTAAGGAGGCGGTACCATGTTTGAAGTTATTGATGTGCACAAAAGAAAAGGAAATGGGTTTGATAACTTGACAGGGAGACGGTTCGGTAAGTTGACCGTGATAGGGCTCTCTGCTAAAAAAGCAGGCAGGAAATCTTATTGGGTATGCCAATGCGATTGTGGCAATAAACACCTTGTTAGAAGCGATTCTTTAAAATCCGGAAACGTTCAATCGTGTGGATGCTTAAAGAAGGAACAAGATAGTCTAAACTTAAGACGCACTACACACGGAGATACGGTTGGTGGGGAGAATCGGCTCCACGTGACGTGGCAAGGGATGAAGCAAAGGACAACAAATCCGAACAACACAAGGTTCAATCGTTATGGTGGCAGGGGAATCACAATGTGTGATGAGTGGTCAGATTACGAAAATTTTAAATCATGGGCTTTATCTCACGGATACAACGATTCATTAACGATTGAAAGAGTTGATGTGAACGGTATGTATTGTCCAGATAATTGCGTGTGGATTCCTTTTAAAGAGCAAGCAATTAATCGAACAAGCACTGTTTGGATTGAGTGGAATGGTGAGCGGAAAAGTATAAAACAGTGGTCTGATGTTTTAAAAATAAATTACGGAACTCTTCATTCTAGATATTATAGAAGCGGTATGCGCCCACCTGAACTATTTGAACCTGTTAAAAATAAGAAAATACCGAGGTAATCAGTAAAATTAAAAATTTGCTGACACCGTAGAGCATAGGGGTTGAACCTATGCTTTTTTGTATAAAAAGCATAGAATAAAACACTCCCACGAGTGGTCGACAACCATAAAAACATGGTTGAAAATGTATGCCGAACTTACTGGTAACAGTAAGAAGTAGAGGATAAAAAGCCTTTACGATAACATAAATGTATCTAGAATATGGAACTCGCTTTATGTCGGCCCAGCCTTATGTTAGACCAGCTTTTAATTATCAAAAAGTCAAATTTATGGCTGAAATGAAAGCCTTGGTGAAATGATGATTAAGACAAGAGATCAGTCGATTTTTGATGAACTTTTTAAAATATCCCAAAACAAACTTGGATATAAAACATACGATTACAAAACTTTAGAGGATGTTGGTTATCCCTTTGTGGAATTTGAGAACACTCAGACCATCCATGAAGTAAATAAAACTGACATTAAAGGGTCTGTGATTGTGGTTTTATCCGTTTGGGGATTACAGAAGAAACGAAAGCAGGTGTCAGATATGGCATCTGCTCTTTTTAATGAAGCTAGATTGATAGAAGCCACAGAAGGCTATTATTGGGCTTTAAATTATCAAGCAAGTGGAATTCAAGTGATGGACGACACAACAACCAATACGCCCCTAAAACGAGCGGTTGTCACACTTGAATTTAGAATTAGATAGGAGGAAGAACATGGAAGCATTAAAAGGTATTGATGTCATTTTGCTTTATCGCTTATTGAAAAAAGAAACTCAGGAAGCTGCTTGGAAAATGGCATTTCAAACAGAACATGAAAATGGATTATCAAGAGATTCAGACTCTACAGTGACAAAAGACGGAAACGTTCAAAGTTTAAGCCCGGTTGAATATGATTTTTCGGCTACTTCAATAGTTGCTAAAGGAGATTCTCATGTAGATGAAATGAAACAAGCCTTATTAAATGGCGATATCATTGAAATTTGGGAAATCAACAAAGCAGAACAGGGAACAGATGATAATGCAAATAAGTACAAAGCTACTTATTACCAAGCATATGTGTCTGAATTTACTCCATCGGCTGCTGCAGAGGATAACGTTGAATTAAGTTTATCATTTGCAGTAAATGGTGTTGGTCAAGATGGTTATGCAACCTTGACAGAAGATCAAGCTGCTGTCGTTCAATATACATTCAAAGATACCGTGAAAGCAACTGCACCAGGAAAATAAGAGGGCTTAGATGCTCTCTTTTTTATTTTAGGAGGATGAAAAACATTGAAATTAAAAATTAAAGGTAAAGAATATTCGTTTAAATTTGGCACTAAATTTGTACGTGAATTAGACAAAGTGATGCCTTTCATCGATGGAAATATGGAATTCGGAATGGGACTCTCAGCAAAAGTCTTACCGGAATTACGTTCTTATAATGTCAACACGTTGTCACGAGTCTTAGAAATAGCAAATAGAACAGAAGAAGAAACTATTACGTTGGATGAAATGGATGATTACATCGATGAAGTTAAAGACATCGAAAAATTGTTTGATGAAGTCCTAAAAGAATTGGCGGAGTCGAACGCGGGAAAGTTAGCGGTCCGAAACCTGAATCAGAAATTGAAAGAAGCGGAAAAACAACAAGCGGAATAGATTCTGCACTGGCATACGAACAAATTCTTATCAATTCTTTTCGATATTTGGGAATGACCAATATCTCAGATATCGAAAGAATGACGTTATATGAATACAACATTCGTATGACTGCAGCCCAGTTATCTTGGCTTGACAAAGAAAAGTTGATTCACGAATTAGCGTGGGCAAATCAGCAAGTACAAGCGGAGAAAAAAGTAGGCAAAAAGACAGTTCCTGTATATCGATCTTTTGAAGAATTCTTCAATTATCAAAAAATCGAAGATTCGATCATGGGAGTTTCCGAACTTTCAAAACAAGATAAAAAATTCCAAAGCTTACTAACTAAAGCTAATTCTTGAGGAAAGGAGGAAAATCATGGAACAATTTTCTGTTGAAGCCTTATTAAAAGCCACAGATAGTGGATTTGTAAAGACTTTTAAAGATGCGCAAGATGCTGTTAAGACTTTTGAAAAGAAATCAAATAGTATGACAACCGCTGTAGGTAAAGTGATGCAAGGTACTGGTGCCGCAATGACAAAGTATATTACCACACCTCTTATAGGAGTAGGCGTAGCAGCTGCTAAAGTTGGTGGTGATTTTGAAGCACAAATGAGTCGTGTAAAAGCTATATCAGGAGCAACTGGCGACACATTCGAACAGATGAAACAGCAAGCGATTGATCTAGGAGCAAAAACTGCTTTTAGTGCTAAAGAATCTGCTGCTGGAATGGAAAACTTAGCTTCTGCTGGATTTAGCGCGCAAGAAATCATGAAAGCAATGCCGGGTCTTTTAGACTTAGCAGCTGTATCTGGAGGGGATGTAGCTCTAGCTTCTGAAAATACTGCTACTGCTTTGAGAGGATTTGGTTTAGAAGCAAGTGAAGCAGGACATGTCGCTGATGTATTTGCTCGTGCTGCTGCGGATACCAATGCTGAAGTTGGAGACATGGGAGAAGCATTGAAGTATGTTGCTCCTGTAGCTAATTCAATGGGGATTTCTTTGGAAGAAACTGCAGCAGCTATTGGTATTATGAGTGACGCAGGCATTAAGGGTTCTCAAGCAGGTACAACGTTGCGAGGAGCATTGTCTAGGTTAGCAAGGCCAACAAAGGCTATGCAAGATACAATGGATAATTTAGGTGTTTCGTTTTATGATGCTGACGGTAAAATGAAACCTTTAAAAACTCAAGTAGAATTACTTAAAAAAGCTTTTGAAGGCCTGACGCCTGAACAACAACAAAATGCTTTAGTAACACTATATGGGCAAGAATCATTATCAGGGATGATGGCTTTGATTGATAAAGGACCTGATTCATTGGGCAAATTAACAAAATCTCTGAAAGATTCTGATGGTGCAGCTGACGATATGGCTCGGACCATGCAAGATAATATGAATTCTTCCATCGAGCAAATGTTTGGAGCTTTTGAGTCAGCAGCTATTGTAATTCAAAAGATTCTAGCACCATCCATCAAAAAAGTAGCAGATGCCATTTCTGGTTTGGTGGAGAAATTTGTAAGTGCTCCAGAATCAACTCAAAGATTAGTAGTGGCCATAGGAGCAATCGCTATTGCAATTGGGCCAGTATTGTATGCATTAGGAATGCTGGTTAAAGCGTTTCAAACCATGAAGGTGGGGTTAGGTGTATTAGGTAACGGAATCTCTTTGTTCAAGAAATTAGGTTCCGCCATAGGTTTTCTTACCAGTCCAGTCGGATTGGTTATAGCTGCGGTAGCACTACTTGTTGTAGGTTTCATCTATCTTTGGAATACGAGTGAAGATTTTAGAAACTTTTGGATTGGCTTATGGGAGGGAATCAAGTCTGCTGTAAGCTCGGCAGTAGAATGGATTCAGAATGCATGGAAATCTACAGGAGAATGGTTTAACAATTTATGGAAGTCCATTAAAGAAGGCGCAGACAATGTTTGGACTACAATTCAAGAAGCCCCTGGGAAAGCGGCAGATTGGATCAAGAATAAATGGACTGAAACAAAAGAGTTCTTTTCAGAATTATGGTCAAACATAACCAACTCAGCTTCAGAAGCTTGGAAAAGTTTAAAAGAAGAAGTTGTTTCAGTAGTCAGCGATGTTGTTTCGAGTATTAGCAATAAATGGAACGGACTAAAAAACACCGTGTCAGCTATCTGGAAATCAATTACAAGTAAAATTAAATCAGGATTTGATTTTATACTAAAATATATCGGACCATTCATAAGTAGTTTTTCAGATGTGTTTTCCAATATAACCCAAGCAATAGAAACTATATTTCTTGAAGTAAAAAATATAATAGTGAATGTTTGGGAGATTATTAAGTCTTTGATTGCTGCACCGCTACTATTCATAATAGATCTAATCACTGGAGATTTTAAACAAATGAAAGAAGATTTAGATCTGATTTGGAACACACTTGTACAATCTGTAATGAATATTTGGGCATCTGTAAAAAACATATTCACGGAATATATCGGTGCAATAGTAAATAGCGCTATTGCTTTATGGACTGGGTTTATACAAAGTATTTCTAATATCTGGAACGAAGTGACTTATCAAGCCACAATGATTTGGATTGATTTGAAGCTATTTTTTGCTAATTTATGGACTGATATTAAATATAGTGCAATTGGAATGTGGATAGAATTGAAATTCGCTATAATTCAAACTTGGATTGATATAAAATATGGGGCAATTGATCTTTGGAATAATCTAAAACAATGGCTTTTCCAAACTGTTAATAATATAGTGCAAACGCTAATAAGCAGTTGGAGCGCGTTAAAACAAGGAACAATCAACCTATTTAATAATACAATTCAAGGAGCGAAAGATTTATGGAATTCTTTCAAAGCTTGGTTTATTGATTTAGCTATCGGAACTAAGGATACCGTCATTCAAGGCTGGGAAAACCTAAAACAAGGTACTATAGATACTTTCAATAATTTAGTAAATGGCGCTCAAGAAGCGTGGAACAATTTAGTAAACGCTGTTAGTGACACAGTTAACAAAGTAACTGGCTGGTTTGATAACTTGAAAAATATCGATTTACTAGCAGCCGGAAAAGCTATCATGGATAGTTTTCTAGAAGGGTTACAAAATGCATGGAAATCTGTGCAAGATTTTGTTGGAGGTATTGGTGATTGGATTCGTGAACACAAAGGACCTATCCAATACGATAGAAAGCTATTGATTCCAGCTGGTCAGGCTATTATGAACGGTCTGAATAAAGGACTGACAGGAGGATTCAATGACGTACAGAATACTGTTGGAAGTATGGCAGACTTTATCGCGGAACTTTTCAATGCAAATCCTGATGTAGATATAGCTGCAAATCTGAAAAATGCAAATAAAAACATTGGTGCACAAGTTGAACATAAAGTAAATATGGGCGGCTCTACTAAACCAGCTGTATTTAAATTCAATCTTGGAAGACAATCGTTTAGATTATTTTTGGACGATATTGCACAAGCTATGGGCGAAGGTGCAGACATTAATCTAGAATTTTAGGAGGGAATATTTTGGATCAGCGAGAAAATAAAATGTACTCATTCAAAGATACAACCATTAATCTCACTAGTTCTAAACGATTCCTTCCGACGTCTGCCATGATGTACGATGGAATGTATTTAGAAGATTTGATTGAGGGTTATCAAACACTTACGGTGGAAGGTAGAGAAATGCTTTCTGTAGAAGTTGAACAGCAAGAGATACAAATTGGTTCAATCATTACAAATCAGAAAATACCTTCAAGAACACTAAAAATAACATACAAGTTGGAAGACAGAGATCCAGAAAAACTACAGTTTAAATTCAAAGAGCTGTTGAATTATTTATACCGGAATGAAGACGTGGAAATTAGGTTTCATGATGAATTAGATTATTATTACTACGGTCGCTATACATCAACTGATACTGTTCCAGGAGACTCCAACTCCATTATTTCGAGTTTTAATGTATTCTGTGCGGATCCACTAAAGTATACGAAAGAATGTGTTAGTGATGGCTATATTGGAAATCCGATACAGTTTCCTATAACACCAAGAAAAATTGAAGTTACTTTATCCATGAATAATTCAATCAAAATTACAAACGGAGAACAAAATATCACGATAACTGATGCGGCAATAAAAACAGGAGACGTGTTGGTTTTTGATTTTTCCGATGAGCAGGTAACTGTAAACGGAGAAGATTGTACTTCTATGATTGATTTAGAAAGTGATTTTGAGAACTTTTATCTTAAGCAAGGTCAGAAGATAACTAGCAATAATGGGAAGCTTAAAATATTCTATAGGGGGGCGACAATTTGAGTGAGACAGTTTATTTCTTTGATCACTTGCAAAAACTTATTAAAAGAAAAAATACAAGAAGTTTGATTGAAGTCTCCCAAGAAAAAGAAATTAGTTCTGATAAGAGCGATCTAATGAAAGATACTCTTTACGTTACGACAAAATATGATAAAGAAATAGAAGATGCAAGATATATGGCGATTCGTGAAAACGAGTCGTCTTTTTCGTTGTATCGAATTACTAAAGTGAGCGACCCATCTGAAACATTAGAGTTTACAGGGTTAGGATTTGCAACGAATGAATTAGATGCTTACATCATCAAAGATATTAGACCGAGTGGGCAGCCCTTAAAAAATGTCCTTGATCGATTGATTGAATTTACTGAAGGAAATTGGCGCGTTGGTCACGTAGAAGCAATGTTACCAGCAGTAACTGCAACTTTTTACTATGTCTCTGTAAAAGAAGCGTTGAAAGAATTGCAAACCTTAGGTATGGAATTTGTCTTTAGGTGTTCTTTGAATTCTGATGGAATAAAGGATAAATGGATCGAAGTATATGAACAAATTGGTGAAGAATCGAATACACGTTTTGTATATGGTAGTAAAGCATTAACAGTTGTAAGAGAGATAGATAGAAGCTCCATCTCAACTTCAATGATAGGTCGTGGGCGAGGCGAAGAGGTTGGTGACGGATACGGTAGAAGAATTGAATTCACTGATGTTGAATGGAAAAAGTCGAATGGTGATCCTTTAGATAAGCCTAAAGGCCAAAATTGGCTTGAAGATCCGGAAGCAACTCAAAAGTATGGGATACCACAAAAAGATGGATCAATGAGAAAACGAGAAACCGTAGTAGTGTTTGATGATATAGATGATCCAACAGAATTACTTAAAAATACTTATTCAACCTTAATCGATTCTGCTAGACCGTTAGTACAATTCAAAGCTGAAGTCACTGGAGGAGATGTGATAGGAAATACAGTGACTATTCACAGATACGATAAAGGTTATCACTATAAAACTCGTATTTATAAAACTACATTCAATCGGCTTACCGGTCAAACGAATATCGAACTAGGGGATAATTTAACACAAGATGTTAGAAAACAAACGGCTTCTATTGTCAATAATATTAATAGTTTAGAATCTAGCAAAATGACATTTTACGAATCGACAGAGATTGGAAAATATCAAGATGACATTATGCGAGGTGCAGGAGATAATGGCGGTTCTATTTATTGGGTAAATGGAATTGAAGCTGGTGTTAGTGATAGTAGAGAAATCTATGAAACTGTTTATATGGATGGACCTAACATTCCTAGATCACGCTTTTTTATGGTCCAAAATAACTCAGGAATATCTTTCAAACAGTGTAAAAAAGGTGAATGGCAAACAATCCAAGATGTACACAATGGTGATAGCACGACTGCGTGGACGTTGGATGGAACTTTCAATGCTAATTTTATTAAAGCAGGAATTCTTTCAGGTATTCTCGTGCAAGGGGTAGCTTTAAAGACATTGGATGATAAAGATTTCCAATTAGTGGCAGAAGGAGGACAACTTTCTTTTGAAAAAAAGGTCAAGTCTACTGGATTAGATGATGTACACGGAGAACGTTTGGGATCAATCGTATCTACTTATGGTTCTAAAGGGATTAACGGCTTTGCTGTCTGGAAAGAGCCAAACTATATTTTTTCCATTAATGCTGGGGACGGTGGCGATCGAGGGAATCCTGTTTTTCAAATTCCAGCAGATGTTACTGCTGATAAGCGCAAATATAATCTTTACGGTGATGGTAAATTTTCAAAAGGAAATATAACCATAGATGGCCGTCTAGATGTCAAAGAATTATATGTGAATGGCGTTAAAATCGATACAAACGGTGGAGGCAATAATGGAGGAGACAATACTGGAGGAAATGACAACGGTTGGAATGGACAATATCCGCCAGAAGTAACTACTGACAGGGATAAACGTTATTGGCAGATCTGGAAAATGGCAATAGGTGCTGGCTTTACTAAGCAAGCTGCTGCAGCCTTACTTGGAAATGCTCAAGGAGAATCAGATGCTAATCCAACCGCTGATGAGGGCAATGGCGCACTAGGGTTCGGATATGGTATATGGCAATGGACGGATTCCACAGGTGCAACTAGCGGACGTGTCTATATGCTCAACTTAATGACAAAGGCTGGCATCAGTGATGATCCAGACACGATCACGGCGCAGTTCAAATTGTTGATGTGGCATGCACCGAACGGTCAATGGCTTGTTACTAGCGCTTATCCTTACACATGGACACAATTCATGAATCTAACCGATATCAACACAGCAGCACAAGCATTCGTGGCTAACTTTGAACGTCCACGTGATCCACATCCAGAACGGACGACATGGGCACAAGAATGGTACGACAAATTCAAAGATTTGGAAATTCCTGCATCAAAAGGATATATAAAACCAATTGCAGATCCAATTAGAGTGACGAGTGAATTTGGCTGGCGCACTTCTCCAATTACAGGCGCACAAGAATTTCATAACGGTATTGACCTTGTAAATGGAAATCCTAATACACCTATTTTTGCATCAGCAGATGGCGAAGTGATTGTTGCAGGTGATGCAAATTACTTTGACTGGTATGGAAATTGGACAGTGATTAAACACGTTGATGGAATGTATACAGGCTACGCACATCAAAGCCGAGTAGACGTCTCAAAAGGTCAGAAGGTAACTGCTGGTCAGCAAATTGGACTGATGGGCACTACTGGACCGTCAACAGGAGAACATTTACATTTTCAATTTATGGATGAGTTTTATCCATCATCGGCAGCGCATTTTCATAATGCAAGAGATTATATTAGTTTTTGATAAGGAGGTAAGAAAGTGCCTAAACATAAAATGATTTTGAGTACGACAGAGCCAAATAATAATATTCCGCTTATTCGTATTATTCAAGATGATAAAAATAGCCAAATTTTCGAGGCTGAGATAGTTGAAGAAGGACAACTTTTAAATTTTGATAATAAAGTTGTCTTTTTTAACGCGCAAATTGGTCCTTATAAAGTGCGAGATAAGGTAGAATCCGTTGACTATGCTAATAGTCGCGTTTCTTATACACTGATCGATGCGTTTCTACAAAAGGTTGGTGAATTTGAAGGATGGTTCAGTTTCGCTAACAGCGAAAAACCAGAATCTGATTTATTTAGTACGATGTGCTTCAATTATCGTGTACTTCCTGGTATTCGCAAAAACATTTGGGAAGGAAATTATTTTTGGGATTTGCAAGAATTAGTCGAGTACTACAAGAGGTACAAAACTTTGATTGCGGGGATTGTGGAAAATAAAGATTTTAGTGGCTTGATTGATAAAATTGCCGAGATTGATGGACGTACCAATCGATTAGATAATTTTGCAACAGCTACGAAAACTGAAGCAGAGCAAGGAATGGCTGCCAACAAATTTATGACGCCACAACGAGTAGCTCAACAAACAGACGCAAGATTGGCAACTAATGAAGAAGCTCAGGAGGGAACAAATAATAAAAAACTGATGACTCCTCAAAGTGTTGCACACTCTATAAGGGAAATGGCGGTAACTACCTCAGGCGATCAAGATGTGAAAGGAAAAAAGAATTTTTTAGAAGTTCCTAAGTATAATGGAAAATCGCTCATTCCAACTTCGTCAAATCTATACATTGATTCAGGGTTTAAGAATTACACTACCGGATGGGTCAGAATGGAACGATATGGTGAACTAATTATCATTCATTATTCGTTATCTCCTAAAAATAATAGTGGTACATGGATGACGATTATTGATTATAACACGATTTTGCCTGAATACAGATTGGCAGGACAAGCATATAGTTCTGGGGGAATAGGCTCTTCTGAAATTGCGGATGCATCTTGTGTTGTAGGTATGAATGAACAAGGCTTACAATTTGCTTCTTGGAATCGTCCAAGTGGTGTAGCGCCATTTACCGGCCAAATCATCGGTATAGCTTTAAATAAATAAAAAAGGAGGCTAAAAAATGCCTATACGTAAAGAAAAGAAAATAAAAGTAGTTCCAACAACGACCGGAAGGAGGGAAGGCGGCGATAACCATCTTTTTTATAGTTATGACGATTCTAGCGCACGTTTTGTATTCGAGTTTAAAAACCCCGACGACACGGCGCTTGACTTGTTAAACGCAACGCCGCAAGCTTTACTGATTCTTCACGAGGAGAGCGGCGATAAAAAGGTTGTCATGGAAGAGCTAGGAACCATCAGCGTTATTGACGGCTTAGTAAGCTTCGTTATTCCCGATAACGTGTTAGGATTCCGAGGTAAGTGTGATTTGTATATAGCTCTAGCGTTTGCAGACGGTTCTAGTTCAGATGAGGTACACGTAGCGTTTACGATTGAAGAAAGTCCCTTCAATAAAACTTACGAAGAAGCGGCAGATTATTATATCAAGAGCTTCGATGTATTGCTGAAAGAGGTGGAACTAGCTAAAACAAACGCAATCAACGAAATCAATGAGCAACTTCCGCAAGTGCAAAGCAGACTTGAAAACGTAGAAAATGGCCTTCGTGTTGCGGAGGGTGAACTCGAAGAACTTCTCGATGGTATGAACTTACAAATGATGTACAGTAACAGCATCGACTTCGGGGGATATGATTATTCTGGAAGAGCTAACTTAGCACCTAACCTAGATTTTAGCAAGTTTAGTGGTAATGGAATAACAATGACAAAACCATTAGCTTGTTTCAAAGATCACGAAACATATTTAGAACTAGACAGTAGCGATCCTTCAGCGGTCAATACAAGTAGAAATATATTTGTACCAAATTGTTCAGCGTTGCTTCCTAATAATACGTATATTATGACAGTACCAATTATGATAAACGCAGATTTTGACGATTTCAGAACGGCTTTTGCATTAAAAGCTAGCGATGGAACTGCATTGGGAACAGTAAACCCACCACGTGAAAATGTAGGGACATGGCAAAATGTGACAAAAGTGTTTACTGTACCAAACAATCTTAAATTTGATAACTCTTACTTACAACTTTGGCAACCTAAAGAAGGCAACGGCAAACTCTACATTGGTTACGATATTAAGATTGAGAAAGTGAACTCAACAAGTGATACAGCCACACCGTACCAACCAAATCTACTCGATGCACCGTATTATTTGAGTAAGGTGGCTTTGGGTGAGAATATTGCAAATAAAGGTACGACGTTCCCAATTAAATCTAGTGGGTTCAATATATATGTAGGTGACACGAAAGAAGATCTTATGATAGGTCAAACTTATACTATCACGCTTAAAGGAACAAAGCCCGCAAGTCAAACTTTTGCAGCATTTAATCGTTGGGATGTTAAGTTTGGAGACTTAAAACCGGTTGAGGGATTGGCAGACGTATGGTCTCTAACATTTACACCAACGAAGCTTGTACCGGATTTTCCTAAAAACTTTCGCATCTATCAGTCACCTGAAGCAACAGCAGGCGCATGTCAAATTGACTGGCTCAAGATTGAAAAAGGCGACACCCGAACCCCGAATATTGAGCAATATAAATACCGAGGAATCGGCATGCGAGACTCAAACAATCCAAAAGATTATGTATGGGATCTAGCACCAGAATATGTCGAAGACAATCTGGTCACAGATGTTAAAATTTCTGAAATCACAGGCAAAGCAAACAATTATACCGATAATTCAATAGCAGCTGTCAACACGAACCTTGTGAATACTGCCGATGACTTAGCTAAACAAATCAACTCGAACAAAACTGCGGCTGAAAGTTATGCGGACACCAAGAAGACAGAAGCAGTAAATGATTCTAAAAAATACACAGACGAAGCGATAACTAACATTACGCCAAATCGTACTTCACTTCGAATTGAATCTGGTTTTAGCGATGGTTTCACTGGTTGGGTCACTTTTGAGCGTATAGGTGACATAGTCATTGTAAGTTATGCGTTGAGTCCGTCAACAAATACAGGCACATGGAAAACACCATTACCTATAGCTAGTATTCCTGAGGAATTTCGTTTCAATAGTAATGCTTACAGCACTGGTAGTATTGCAACTTCAAATATTAGCAACGATGTTTGTCAGGTAGGTATGAATGCATACGGCTTACAATTTGCTTCTTGGAATCGAACAACAGGCATAGCGCAATTTGCGGGGCAAGTCACTGGGGCGGTGAAAAGCCGAGAAAAGTAACAACCTGATTATTCCTAAATATATTCTTCATGCAGGGAATAGTCAGGATTATCCAGAAAATTCATTGCCAGCTTTTTATAAAGCGCCAAAAAATATACAGGCATATGAAAATGACATTATCAACACTAAAGATAATGTGTGGGTATTGATGCATGACTTAACAATTGATCGTACGACAAATGGCACTGGTTGGGTTCAAGAAATGACTTTTGAGGAATTAAGAAAGTATCGAATAGATGTAGGGCCAAATATTAACAATCTGACGGATGCTGAAAAAGTTATCCCGTCTCTGGAAGAATATTTACAAGCGTGTGTAGCGAATAAAGCTGTGCCAATTATTGAATTGAGACAGCGGAATTATCCTATGGCAGCTTATTTAACTTTATATGCCACTATTTCCAAATACATTAGACTAAACGACTGTGTTTTGATGAGTTTTGGAATTGATGTAGTAAAAGCGCTTCGGTCACACTTGCCCACTGCGAATGTTTGGTGGATCACATACAATCTCAACGATGACGTATTAAATACTTGCAAGCAGTATAATTTCGATGTGGATGTGATTCAAGATGCAGAAGATTTAACTGCAGAACGAGTACAAGTTTTCCATGAAAATGGTATTGAGGTGAACACGTGGACTCTATATCAAAAAGAAGATCACCAACGTCTGTTAGATTGTAATGTGGATCATATTACAACAACGATCAATGATATTAATTTATGACATAAAAGCGTACTCAAACGAGTATGCTTTTTTATTTAAGGAGTTGTCACATGATTAATTTAGGGGAATGGGGAGCGATAGCAGGATCAATAACCGCTATCGTTTCTTTGATTTTATTAGTAATTAGACCGATTGCTGCATCTTTCTCGAAGATTACTGAGACTCTTTCAAAAGTAAGCCGAAATTTAGATTTGCTAACAAAAGATTTAGAAGCCAGCAAATCTGATCGCATTACTATTCATGAAGAACTAAAGAAACATGATGAAAGATTAGACACACATGCAGAAAAATTGGTAGAACACACGCAACAAATCAAAACTTTGTTTAGGGAGAGAAGAAAATGAATAATAAAACGTTCGAAGTACTAAAATGGTTCGCACTGGTAATTATTCCCGCACTAGCTACTTTCGTGGGGTTAGTTGGTAAAGCGCTCAATTGGCAGTACACAGATATCTGTGTTGTCATCATTACTGGTTTTGGCGCGTTCTTAGGGAGTGTGTTGGGTGTATCAAATCGAACCTACAAAATGTTCTCGGCTGAAAGCGAAGAAGGAGGGACCAAATGAAAAAGAAAATAGTATTGTCATTGAGCCTTTTAATGGCTCTTTTTTTGTTGCCAATTAATGGGTTTGCCTATACGATTAACAATGAATTTAATTTGGGCGCAAATGAAGGTAGCTCACAAGTAGCAAATAATCAGTACATTTTACTGCATGAAACGGCTAATGAAACAGCAACAGGACGCAATGAAGCGCAGTATATGCAACGTTCATGGACTAGTGCTTACACTGCTTACATTGTGGGAGACGGCGGAATTGTTTATCAAGTCGGTCAACCTGGTTATGTGCAGTATGGCGCTGGTTCATATGCTAATGCCAACAGTTCTGTGCAGATTGAGTTACAACACACACATGATAAAGCAACGTTTGAGAAAAACTACAAGGCATACGTTGAATTGGCAAGAGATTCTGCTCAGAAATATGGTATTCCACTTACGTTAGACACACCGTATAATCAATCAGGGATCAAATCGCATTTATGGGTAACTCAAAACATTTGGGGCGATCATACAGATCCTTACGGTTATCTTTCTGAAATGGGCGTAAGTAAAGAAAAATTAGCATATGATTTAGCCCATGGATTTACAGATGAAAATCCAACGACTTCTGAAAACAAGCCTGTCATTGATCCAACACGAGCTGGTGCAGCTAATCCGACTTTAACAGATGGAACGAATCATTCTCACGTTGATCAGTTTGGGGAAATCGAAAATGCTAACTTGCATGTTGCTGGATGGCATATTGCTAACTACCAATATGAGTATATCTTCATCATGGACTATAATACTGGCAAAGAGTTAGCGCGAGTAAACGCTAATGGTGTTTCACGTCCAGATGTAAACCAATCTTATAGTACTTATGGAAACGTTGGTTATCATGTATCTTTTAACATGCGTAACTTCTCTAATAAGAAAGTATACGTCATGATGCGTGCTACAAATGATCCAGAAGGGAACACTAAAGACGGTGCGCAAGATTTCCATGATAAACGCTGGTATTTAAATATTCCGCAACGATAAAAAAATAGCCCCTCGTTGAGGGGCAGTACATAGCTAATTTTGTTTGTTTTTTTGCCGTTGCTTGGCAGCTTTTGCGACGGCGGCGTATATCTCAGCAGTATAACTTGCATATTTCTCTAGTTCTTCATGATGTCCATGGATAAAGATAATAATTTTTTTTAGTAAAGGTAAGATTTGTTTTAAATTGGAAATCATTATTTTTCCTCCAAATTTTTAATTGCTTTTTTTAATATACGTTTCATAGGAGAAAACATAGAAGCATTTTTTAAATCTTCTTTAATTAATTTTATAGCTAATTCTTTTTCATTAAGAGAAGGTTGATCTTCTAGAATACGATCAGCTCGTTCACTTAATGCAATAGCTTTTTCTGAAAATACTTTTTCTATGTCTGCTTTGTCATTAGAACTTAAAGGTACAGCTGCCTTGGACGCAGTAACCATAACTTCATTTGCAATAACTTTACTCTTTTGATGAATATCTTCTAACTCTAAATTTTCTTTTGCCAACAAAGTTCACCTCAATATTTTCTATGAATAAATTTGACGCATAGATTTTCTATATCTTTCTATATCTAAAATACTATAAATTTGAATATATTCCAATATTAGTTCATCCAAAAAAGTGAGAGTGTAAAATATTTTGTGTAAATAGAA